GCCCCAAGTCCTGAGTGAGACTTTCAAACCAAATCCTCCAGCGTTCACGCGGCCCCTTCGTTGGCTGGTGGCCTGCATGCTGTGCGTAGGGATGCTGCCGATGCAGGCGAATGGCGCCGACACATTACTGGCGTTCGCGCCTTACGCGTTCGCAACCGAGCGACACGGCACGATCAACGCCCAGGTGGCGTTTCTGGAAGTGCCGCGTCGGCACGACGAACCGGACGGCCCGCGCATGCGGCTGCGCGTAGTGCGCCTGCCGGCCAGCGGTGGCAACGGCAAGGCTACCCCGGTGGTGTATCTGGCCGGAGGTCCCGGCGGTTCCGGCGTCGGTACGGCACGTGGTCCGCGCTGGCCGGCGTTCGATCAGGTCCGGCGCGAAACCGACGTCCTTCTGTTCGACCAACGGGGCACCGGCCTGTCAGAGCTCCCGCCGCCATGCCCCATATCCAACGCTTCGACGATGCCAAGCCACTGGACCGCGACGTCGCGCTGGCGGCGCTGCGCGACACCGCCGCCCGCTGCATCGCCCATTGGCGAAAGGCAGGTGTCGACCTGGCGGCCTATACCACTGCCGAGAGTGCCGCCGACCTCGAGGACCTGCGGCGTGCGCTCGGCGTGCAGCGGATCAGCCTATGGGGCATGAGCTACGGCACCCATCTGGCCTTGGCAAGCCTTCGTCTGCACGGTACGGGCATCGAGCGGGTGGTGCTGATCGGCGTCGAAGGGCCGGACGACACCCTGAAACTTCCCTTGTCCGCGGACACGCTGCTCGCGGAGCTTGCCGTCGTCGCACGGGACCAAGGTTTTGAAGATCTAACAGGGGTGACCCGGCGCGTGCTGACTCGGCTCCACCAGAAGCCCGCCCGCGGCCGCAGCCTTATGCATCGGGGCAGGGAAGTGACCTTGGGCCGCTACGACGCACAGCTGGCGATAGCCGCCGCGCTTGGGCGACGATCCACTCAGCAAATGCTTCCCTTGGCGTTACGCGATGCCGACACTGGGAACTACGACCTGCTGGCAACCATGGTGCTTGCCGTGCGCGAGCAGCTCGGCGAGTTCCGTGCCATGCCGCTGGCGATGGATGTTGCTTCCGGACAGAGCCCGCATCGACGCGCCACAGTCGAGGCGCAAGCAAAGGACAGCGTGTTCGGCGACGCGCTGAACTTTCCTTTTCCGATGATCGGCGATGGGCTCGGGCTGACGGATCTTGGCGAGGCGTTCCGCGCGCCTGCGCAGAGTGACGTTCCGACGCTGTTGGTCAGCGGTACGCTCGATGGTCGCACGCCGCAGGCAAATGCCGAGGCCCTGTTGCCGGCATTCCGCAATGCCATCTACTTGCGCGTACGTGGCGCCAGCCATGACGACGAATTATGGTTAGGCCACCCAAAAATAGCCTCAGATATCAGCGACTTCCTTGCAGGACGACACGTCCGCGACGCAGAGGTAGACGTGCAGCCTCCGGCTATGGCGCAAGAGAAACTGGACCTGCTGCTACAAACACTGGGCATCGGCCAAGAAGTGGTGTTGGGCGTACTCGGGATGCTGACGACGCTTCTGCTTGTCGCGATAGCGCTACTACGCCGGTGGCGTCGCAGCGTTCGGATCCGCAATGCTGTCAGCCGGCCGTCGTGACGGGAAGAATGTTTAAAGGGGCAGGGGGAGTGCTTCCGACTGAAAGCGCGCATGTTGCTTGAAGTTGCATTACCCCGGTGAGGCTCGGAACAGGCAGCGCGGCTCAGGGGCCTGCTCGCACTCAGACCCCATTTCCCGGCCTTCGTCGCACAATGAGGCCGTCTTGTCAGATGTCTGGTTCTGCGTTGAGGATGCTTGGCTATAGTGCGGCGGCATTCGCCACAAATGACGAATGAGCTCTCGGATCAATGCCTGAAAGGACGCGTTGAAATAATGAAAATGCAGCTTTTAATCGGTCTTTTTATAATGCCGTTCGCCGCGAGTGCAGTTGTCATCCGCAGCGATATTGACGATTCGAAGTATCGAATCGATCCATCTGAATTTCGGGCACTGGTAGATATGCCGGGCGAAGGCCATGGCGTTCTCATCGCGCCGAAGTGGATCGTCACCGCCGCACACGCGGCTCCCATGGAAGGCATGGATACCGAAGTGTCCATCAACGAAAATACTTACAATGTTCGCCGGGTAATCGTCCACCCTGGCTACAAACGGATGCCCGACGCGTTAGGCAAGGAAGCATTGAAAACTGGCAATCCCTCGAAGATTCATGCCTTCCTGGCCAACTCGGATGACATCGCGTTGATCGAGCTGGATACGCCGGTGAAGCAAGTCGCACCGATCGCCCTTTATCGAGGCACCACTGAAGTCACCCAAGTCGCCATGCTCGTAGGAAAAGGCGCGACCGGCAATGGCGTCGAAGGACAGATTCCTAACGCTCCACATCGTGGATTGTTGAGGCGGGCCTACAATGCCATTACTGGAGCTAACGACCGCTATGTCTGGTATCGATTCGATTCCCCCGCACACGGCCTGCCGCTTGAAGGTGCGTTGGGAAGCGGCGACAGCGGCGGCCCGCTCGTTGTGCAGGAGCAGGGCGCCTCACAACTCATTGGGCTGGGCTCGTGGATCACGGCGGTTCCAGAGCACGCCCTACAGGCCGGCTTCTATGGACAAATGGTCTACAACGTCCGCATATCGCGATACGTCACGTGGATCGATGGCGTGATGTGCGCAGCGGATGGCGGCTCTTGTACAGGGCTTAGCCAACAACGCGCTAGCGAGTAGAGCGTGCTGGGTAGGAACGTTTCCAGCACCGCAGAACGTGATGCTTTGAACAAACGCATGCGTGCAAAGGAAGACTGGAATAGCGCCTACTGCGTATGACGTTGCTAGCGTGATGCGCCCCTGGACGAATGACGCCTCAACAAGGTTCGCGTAGCTGGGTCCATCCATTCTGAATCCGCTGCAGGCGGCGCCCTTGCATGCAGCGCTGGCCTGGCTTCAATGGTCCGGGTTCGTAACGCGGTGCGACAGGCTGATCCTGCCAAAGCTGTCTGCGCATCGCTGCGATTTCTTGCGCGGCCTCTGCATCCATTTGAGCTAATTGACGGTTGAGTTGTCGCTGTTCGCTCGGCGTCATCGGGCGCATCAATTCAGCGGTCATCGCTGCAGCCTGGCGGCGAGCATTCCACTCGATCAGCCCGACAGCAACCACCACAAGCACGGCCAAGCAGATGCCCGCCTTGATCCAAAAGTCTGAGGAATCGGGTACTGACCGTGTCGGCCCTCGGTAGCTTCTGGGGCGAAATTCGACACCATCTAGCCCGGCATCTTTCCCTAGCGTCGGTTCTTGGCGTTCCATGCGTCTCCCCTGAGTCGTTGCGCGCATTGTATCGCCGGGTTGTAGGGGGACTCGACTCGCTACGGAGACGCTTGTCTCAGCCAGCGCGACCGAAGTAGCGTTCCCGCCATTCGCCAAGGTCCACCACAACGACCTCGGCCATTGACTGCTGAACCGTCTTCATCGCCACGCCACAGCAAATCTCGAAGCTGGCGCTCGAGTGTCCGTTCGCCCATGGGCACCAAGATTACAGCCAGCCAATCGCCAGCCGGGCAGCAAGGTGGACTGCGGTCAAATTGTAGGTGGTGTTGCTAATGCTGCGAGTTCCGTTTTGCGAGGGGAGTGGTTTGGCAGGCAAGACTTGATCCAAAGGCAGACCAAACGAATTCGCGATCGTGCCGACCGATACGCCATTTCGCATAATGTATAGAGGGTGGGTAACTGCTACCGGCGAAAGGGCCGCTAGCAGCGCCTCATGCGCTCCTGTGTGCACCGCCAGGACCAACAGCGCGACCACCGCAGCGGCCGCGCTTAGCCTGTCCAACACTGATCGCCATAGCGCTTTTTCAGCCGGCGATGCCGCGCGCTCTGCGTGAATCCGTGCCATCCACTCGCCACCATCCAGTTTTGCCATTGCGCATAACTGCGCAATTCGCTCATCTGGGATCGGATATCGGTCGTTTCGCCAGCCGCTGATCACCGCCCGCGTTACTCCTAATTTGTGGCTCAAAACGTTATCAGACGGGAGAGAGCAACTCTCTTTCACTTTGTCAAGTAGGGCGTTTGTCGTCGGCATGTATAGAAATCGCTTGACGTTGTGTTGAGGCATCACTATACATGCGTCCGTGTATCGGGATTCCTATACACCGCGCACCCCCGGCTCCCCTCCGGGGTCCGCGTCAAGGGGCAGGGGAGGGGGCTTCATCGTGACGCATCGCATCACACTCGCCATTCTGGTTGTTCTGGTCGCGTTCCTGTTTCTGCGCGCCGGCCTGGGCTATGTTCGCTACGCGCGTCTGCGCGTGTTCCAAGCCCTCGATTCCAATTACCGCGCCGCCGCCCTGGTCGCCAATGCAAAACGGCAGGTGCGCCGTGCATAACCTCGACTGGTCGCAGTTCACTTGGCTTGACCACGTGATTGCCGTTTTCTGTCTCGCTGTCTACTGCTTCGCGGTCGCTGTCTTTTTGACCGCGCCGTGGTGGTTGGTTCGGTTGTTCAAGGGTGGCCGATGAGTGCGGGCACTTGCTCATTCTGCGGCGACACCACCGCCTACTTTTTTCCGGGCGGGTTGTGCGTTGCATGCACCTCGAAAAACGCACGCATCCGCATGCAGGAACAGCCTACGCAATCGCGTGAGCTGTCCGCGTTCGATGCATCTGTGGGCGTCATGCAGGCCGCTACGCGCCGCACTGAAATTGCCGCAGAGAAGATCCAGAAGAACAAGCGTGTGGTCGGTACAAGCGTGCGTGAGTTCGACGCGGCGCATCCGGTCGCATTGACCGAAGAGGGCCAGCGCGCAGCGCTGGCCCTTGGGCTTGTCCATTACAAAACAAGTGACACGCGGGCCTCTACGACAGGCACCGTGACCATCGAAATCGACCCGCTGCAAGCGCGGGCGCAACGGCTGCGCAAGTCCGTGATTACCGGAGCACGTCTGCATGACCAGGAAGCGAAAAAAGGCTCCTTCCGGGGTGCGTGGTATTTCCTCACGCTCACCTACCGTGATGGAAGCGACAGCAGCCCTCGTGACGTTAGCGAACTATTTAAACGCATGCGCGGCCACTTCAATCGCCTTAAATCTGGGCGCGCACGGTGGAACCGTGAAAGCTTTCGTTACGTATGGGTCGGAGAGCTTACCCAGCGATTCCGCCCGCACTACCACGTGATGCTGTGGGTTCCCACTGGCATGTATTTCGGCAAGGTCGATCAACGCGGCTGGTGGCCTCATGGCACATCCCAAATCGAGAAGGCGCGCAACTGCGTCGGCTATCTCGCCAAGTACGCAAGCAAGTTCACCGCCATTACAGCTGCTGCTTTTCCCAAGGGATTTCGCACACACGGCTGCGGTGGACTCAACACCGAATCCAAGCGCGAATTGCGCTGGTGGAAGGCCCCGAAAGACGCGCGTGAAGCTCTCGGCGGGGAAGCGGATATCCGCAAAGCAAAGGGCGGTTGGTTCGACAGGCTTACCGGAGAGTTCTGGCCGTCTCCGTGGAAAGTCACATTCATCTTCGGCCGGACATTCGCCTGGAAGGTAGTCCCACTATGAAAGTTCAGATCATGAGTTCCGCTGTCGCGGTCCGTTCGTTTCCTGCGCGCGAGGGTAAGCCCGCGACGCATTTTCGTGAGCAGACCGCAGCCGTGTTGCGCGAGGGAGATTTCCCGCTGCCCTTCACCATCGGCCTGGATGAGGATCAACCGCCGTACGGCGAGGGCTTTTACATCATCGACCCCAGGTCATGCCAGAACAATAAATTCGGTGGCCTCGAGTTTGGCCGTCGTATTCGGCTGATCCCCGATGTGACCGCGAAGGCCGCACAGCCTCCGGCCCGGGTTGCCTAATTCAATGGCACAGCAAGCGCTTGTTCTGTACTGCGTGCAGTACGACCAGCAGGCTCAGACCTGCACGCAGCAGGCGTGGCTTCCTGCGCCGTCACTCCTTCCGCCTCTCTCGATCGGGCAGGCGGGGCAGCTTCTCAGTGGAATCGCATTGGTGTACGCGGTCTGCTGGGGCTGGAAGAAGCTCGGTCATTTCTCATCAAAATAGGAACGCAACAATGGATTTTGACGTCAGCGGTGCAGCAACGGCTTTTGGTGGTGTGGTGGCAGCGGTCGCCTTGATCGGCGGTGCCAAGATTTTGCCGAATGCGGCCATCAAGGCCTGGGGCTGGATCACCTCCGCGATCCGCGGCTGATCCACGGGCAGTAAGGGGAGGGGGCTTCGGCCCCCTTTTTCTCATCGGAGAGTCGTATGGAAGGCTGGTTAGTGTTATGGGTTGGAATGCACGCGCTGCACATCTTGTTCGACGACTGAGCGTAGCGTTGTGCGCCGCGCTGATCGTGTGTGTGGTCGGCGCGGTCTATGCCGCTGGTGCTACCGTTACGCCGCGTAGCACCGGCTACTATCGCATGGGTACGAACGCTGTAGGCGGCACACGCTTTGGCACGCGTACAGAATTCGCAGCGCTGTGGGAAAACGCTTTGGGTGGCTCCGTCTCGCGGTCTGTCACTGCTATCGGTGAGATTAGTTCAACCACTATCGGCAGTCTCGGGCGTAAAGCCATTCGTGGTGGTGTCTATGGTGCTGCTGTTGGTCTTGCAATCGAGGGCATCATTGATGGTGCGGGTTGGGCGATTGATGAGTTGAAGAAGCAGGTTGTGAGCGGTCCGCCTGCTGCGACGGAGGTCCCGCCCGGTCGGAACTACTACGTTGGTAGCGATGGCAAGTTCTACTCAACGCTGCTAGCTGCTGCCACTGCGTCGGTAGCTGCTCGAAACTCCACCAACGGTGAGTACAGCTATTCGTTCAAGTTTTTGGAAGGCTGTCAGGACACTTTGTGTTCTTTCATGATGACGCGAACCCAGCCGTCTCATGGCAGCTCTACGGATATACGCGACTTTGTTGCGATGCGTGTCAACGAAGACGTGCGCCCTGTTCCGGTCGATGATTTGCAGCCCGCTCCCGTCACCGATCAGCAGCTTGGTGATGCGCTGCGCGATCATCCGGAGTTGGTCAATGATCTGTTGACAGATCCTCGCACGGGCTCTCCGATCATGACGCCCGAGCTACAGCAGCAGGCCGACAAGATCAAGCAAGACATTGACCAGCGCGAAGGTATCGGTGATGGCTCACCCAACCCAGTTGTTACGCCTCCGCTTGACGATGACACAGCGCAGCCTACAGAGACCGATTGGCCTTCGTTCTGCGGCTGGGCCACTGTTGTGTGCGACTTCATCGATTGGGTCAAGAAGGATGATTCGCCTACCAAAGAGCCGTTGCCGGAGCGCGATTTGGATATCGATCCAAATTCGTGGACCAGCGGTGTAGGCGAGGGCGCATGTCCTTCTCCGCAGCAGTTCAACATTACTGTGGCCGGCTATGCCGCCAGCGGCGAATACAGCTTTCAGCCGCTATGTGATTTTGCCTCTCAACTCAAACCCTTCTTGATCCTCGTGGCTTCCATTGTCGCGGTGATGATCTTGGCCGGCCTTCGGAGTACCAGCGCTAAATGAAAGCCCTGTTGCAGTCTCTTTTCGGCGATTCCATCGCGCGCATGCTCAGCGGTGCCGGCTTGTCGGTGATCAGCTATGCCGCTGTCACGCCTGTTGTCTTGGGCGCGCTCAATCTCGTTGCATCACGCATGAGTGGCCTTGCTGCCGATGCGGCGAGCCTCGCGCTTATGTCCGGCGTCGGCCATGGCATGACCATCATTGGCTCCGCGATCATGGCGCGCATGGCGATCAACTCTGCCGGCGTTGGCATCGGCAAGGCGGTGGCGAAATGATCTACCTCGTTACAGGAATGCCTGGCAACGGCAAGACGCTTTACGCCGTCGAGTTCATCAAAAAGGCCGTGGAAAAAGGCCGCAAGGTTTACACTGATATCAAGGGGTTGACGCTGGCCGGCATCGAGCCTGCTCCCGACGATTGGCGCACGCTGCCCGATGGTTCGTTGGTCGTGTACGACGAAGCGCATAAGCGTTTCCCGGCATTCAAGGGCAAGGGCCGTTCACCGCTCAAGATGGTGCAGGACATGGACGAGCATCGGCATCGCGGGTTCGACATGATGTTTATCACCCAGTGGCCGGACAAGATCGATAGCGAGTTGTTTCGCTTGGTCGGCACCCACTGGCACCTCAATCGCGCATTTGGCCTGCAATCTGCATCGCTGTGCGCGTTTACCCGTGGTGTGATGAATCCCTATAGTGCTACCGCCCGCAAGGGTGCCGACGAAAGCATTTGGTCGTATCCCAAGGATCTGTACAACGTCTACAAGTCGTCGTCCATGCACACCGACGCGCACAAGTTCAAGTTGCCGGCCAAGATCCGCAATGCGTTGATCACTGCGCCGATGATTTTGTTGGTCCTGTGGGGTCTCTATGCGTGGATGGTGCCGAGCGTGCCGAAGCCGGCTGCGAAGGAGCGCAGCGAAGCGGAGACGACGCAGCTGCCGGCGAGCGCCGCCGCCCCCCAATACGTTGAGAGTGACAAGGTGGGGCCAACTGGCATTTTCCGATCTTTGTCTGCGCCGCCTGTTGAGCAGCTGGCCGGCTGTGTGTCCAGCTCGCGCGGGTGTCGCTGTTTCAACAAGGAAGGTGCGCAGATCGACCAAACCCAGCAGGAGTGCATGGCGATCTTGGAGCGGCCGTTGCCCATCAATGTCTACCATGCCTACGTCACCGCAGCCCCTGTCGCCCAGGCCGCTCCACGTCCCGCTCAGGACGTGCCGCAGGGGCAGGGTGCGGCACCACCTACGGGCGGTGTCTCCATTGGCCGTCAGACCCGCGCACAGGGCACGTTCCCTGAGTCTCCCGGCTACCAGGGTCAGACCTATACCGGGCCGACTACGTTGGACATGTAGGGAGTGGCTCTTAACCCTGTTGTTCGTCCAGCTGCTGTTGCAATCTAAGCGCTATGAAGCGGTGCATCATCACCCTGCGCGGTGAGGTGTTTGCCGGCATCCTTGCGTGTAGGTTGCCCAGGTTCTCTATGAATTGCTGCACCTGTTCGATTGGCACATATGTCAGCGCAAGCACGCTGATTACGTCGCATAGCCCTTCGAAATCGTCGGTTGGCACGAATGGTGTTGTTGCCACGTATGGGATGTTGGTCATGATCTGGGGTGTAGGGGCTAAGCCCCTACGATAACGCCTCACCCGCGCCGTGCAGCTCGTGGCCCACGTGTCTGCCGGACCACTCGCGTTCTGTCGGCGGACCCCGCGCGATCCACCACTGATGACCGCGTTTCCCGCCTGCGCCGCAGTACGTCCCGCAGGTAGATCACATTCCCCCCTGCAGGAACCCATGACCCTGAAACCCTTGTGAGAGTAGGCTTTTCAGGCATCAGTGATCGCGCATCGCGTTCCTCGGCCATCATCAGGGCCCACTCGCGGGCGATGTTGCACGTCAGCGACCAGTACCGCATTCCGACCGGATCGATATCCCGGCCTTCGGGAGTGAAGAATCGGTGTCCCTGGAAACCAAAACCGGCCCAAGGGCCGGTCAGGTCTACGCGTTCGTAGGTGTCTATCGTCATCCGGTCCGCTTCCTGTGGAGGGACCAGCATTGATAGGCCGCCAGGGCGCACAGGAGCGTCAATACACCACTTCGCATAATGTATAGAAGGTGGGTGTTATGGCGACGGGGGAGAGCGCCGCCAGCAGCGCCTCATGCGCCCCTGCGTGCATTCCGATTGCCACCAGTGCGAGCGCCCCGATCACCGTAGTGACCGGGGACAGTCTGTCCCACAACGCACCCCACGCCTTTTTCGCGTCAGCTGTCTCAGCGCCTTCTGTGCGCACTAGCACCGCTAACGCCGGATCTGCCTGCGCGATTTTTATCAGCGCCATCAGGTGATCGTCTTTGATCTTGCCGCCGTGCCGCCACATGCTCACGGCCGCTTTGGTCACACCCAGCTTTGCCGCCAATCCTGTCGCGTTCGGCGGATTGCACACTTTGACAGCCATGTCAATCAATTTAATTTGGGTGTCCACGTCAAATTTCTCTTGACCATTAGTTAAGTCCTACTATACAAAGCTTCCAGTCAAATTGCGTTTGACTCGCGTCCCCCCGGCTCCCCTCCGGGGTCCGCGTCAAGGGGCAGGGGAGGGGGCTTCATCGTGACGCATCGCATCACACTCGCCATTCTGGTTGTTCTGGTCGCGTTCCTGTTTCTGCGCGCCGGCCTGGGCTATGTCCGCTACGCGCGTCTTCGCGTGTTCCAAGCCCTAGATTCCAATTACCGCGCTGCCGCCCTGGTCGCCAATGCAAAACGGCAGGTGCGCCGTGCATAACCTCGACTGGTCGCAGTTCACCTGGCTTGACCACGTGATTGCCGTTTTCTGTCTCGCTGTCTACTGCTTCGCGGTCGCTGTCTTTTTGACCGCGCCGTGGTGGTTGGTCCGGTTGTTCAAGGGTGGCCGCTGATGGCCGGCGAACTCGCGGTGTCGGGACTCCCCTCGTCTAACAGGGGAGTCAGTGAATTCAGGAACAGTGATGGCACCCTGACGGTGATCATCGATTGGTTCTCGGCCTCTGTAGATCTGTTCGCTGTTTTGCGTCAGGTCGGTTACCTCGACCGCGACGACGCCGAAGAGGTCCGCCAGTGGTCGGACGCATGCGCCGAAAACGCCATGGTCATCGCGATCAACCTGTTTACGTTCTTCTTCGCCGGCCTGGGCATGGAACTGGACAAGCAGGCAGGCCCCGGCAGCTTCTACACCTGGCGCGTGCGTGTGCTTGATCGCGAAGGCAAGCACGTGGGCATCATCGAGTTCGGCGGCGAAGAGTGCCGGCGCAAGGATGGCACCTACACGGCTCGCATCGAGTTGACTGGTGCCGGATGTGGAATGGTGAGCGCAGCGCGCTGCGGCCATGCGAAGCGGTGGCTGGAGCTTCGAGCGAAGCTCGAAAGCTGCGCAGGACGGTTAACCCGTGTGGACACTGCGGCCGACGATTTGCTGGGCAAATACCCGTTGAAGCTTGCGCAGACGTGGTACTCCAGCGGCGAGTTCGACAACCGTGGGCAGCGCCCCAAGGCGCAGCTGATCGATGACTACGACAGCGGCGACGGTAAGACGCTCTATGTCGGCACGAAGAAGTCTGAAAAGCAGCTGCGCGTGTATGAGAAGGGCAGGGAACAGGGCGACAAGGAATCGCCGTGGGTGCGCTACGAGGCGCAATTTAAGGCATCCAACCGCAAGGATCTGTCGCTAGACATTCTCCGCGATCCTGCTGGCTATCTGCTCGGCGCGTACCCGGTGCTGCACTTCCTCAACTGCGTGGCGCTGCGCATGGATATCACCAAGGCGGCGGTCGATGCCACGTGGAAAAGTGCACGCCGCCACATCAAACGCCAGTACGGCGCAACCCTGAATTTCATTTTGCGGCATTGCTCAACTCCAGAAGCTGCGCATGCCGTTATCAGCACCTGCACGTCGCATCGGCTACCGACGTGGGCAACAGCAGAAGTAGCCAATCTCTGGCCCGAAATCGCGGGCGTCAATCGAACCTTAGAAGGGGTTACACCATGAGCGGAATCAAAGTCACTGTGTTGAGCGCTGAAGTCGATGAGCGTGGCGGCACGTTCAAGGATGATCGCGGCGAGGATCGCGAATACACCACGCGCAAGCAGAAGGCCAAGCTGGAAGCCGGCGGCTTCGCCTATCCGCTCGACTTGCGTATCGAGAAAGGTCAGGCGCCCTATCAGCCCGGTGAATACGAACTTGATTTTGAAGCCATGGTGACCGTCAACAAGGGCGCGATCAACTACAGCAAGTTCCACGTGCTGCGCGCTGCCAAGCCCGCACGCGCGACGGCCTAATTCAATGGCACAGCAAGCGCTCGTTCTCTACTGCGTCCAGTACGACCAGCAGGCTCAGACCTGCACGCAGCAGGCGTGGCTTCCTGCGCCGTCACTCCTTCCGCCTCTGTCGATCGGGCAGGCGGGGCAGCTTCTCAGTGGAATCGCATTGGTGTACGCGGCTTGCTGGGGCTGGAAGAAGCTCGGTCATTTCTCATCTAAATAGGAACGCAACAATGGATTTTGACGTCAGCGGTGCAGCAACGGCTTTTGGTGGTGTGGTGGCAGCGGTCGCCTTGATCGGCGGTGCGAAGATTCTGCCGAATGCGGCCATCAAGGCCTGGGGCTGGATCACGTCCGCGATTCGCGGCTGATCCACGGGGAGTAAGGGGAGGGGGCTTCGGCCCCCTTTTTCTCATCGGAGAATCGTATGGAAGGCTGGTTAGTGTTATGGGTTGGAATGCACGCGCTGCACATCTTGTTCGACGACTGAGCGTAGCGTTGTGCGCCGCGCTGATCGTGTGTGTGGTCGGCGCGGTCTATGCCGCTGGTGCCAGGGTTTACCCTAGGGTTTCGAATTACGTTCCTTCCGGTACTAATCCTGTTACCGGTGCTAGGACGTTTCACACCAAAACAGAGTTTGGCGCGTTTTGGGAGAATGCTCTGGGTGGTGCTGTTTCACGCACCGTCACTGCTGCTGGTGAAATTAGTTCAACCACTATCGGCAGTCTCGGGCGTAAAGCCATTCGTGGTGGTGTCTATGGTGCTGCTGTTGGTCTTGCAATCGAGGGCATCATTGATGGTGCGGGTTGGGCGATTGATGAGTTGAAGAAGCAGGTGGTGAGCGGTCCGCCTGCTGCGACCGAGGTCCCGCCCGGTCGGAACTACTACGTTGGTAGCGATGGCAAGTTCTACTCAACGCTGCTAGCTGCTGCCACTGCGTCGGTAGCTGCTCGAAACTCCACCAACGGTGAGTACAGCTATTCGTTCAAGTTTTTGGAAGGCTGTCAGGACACGTTGTGTTCTTTCATGATGACGCGAACCCAGCCGTCTCATGGCAGCTCTACGGATATTCGGGACTTTGTTGCGATGCGTGTCAACGAAGACGTGCGCCCTGTTCCGGTCGATGATTTGCAGCCCGCTCCCGTCACCGATCAGCAGCTCGGTGATGCGCTGCGCGATCATCCGGAGTTGGTCAATGATCTGTTGACAGATCCTCGCACGGGTTCTCCGATCATGACGCCTGAGCTACAGCAGCAGGCCGACAAGATCAAGCAAGACATTGACCAGCGCGAAGGTATCGGTGATGGCTCACCCAATCCAGTTGTTACGCCTCCGCTTGACGATGACACAGCGCAGCCTACAGAGACCGATTGGCCTTCGTTCTGCGGCTGGGCCACTGTTGTGTGCGACTTCATCGATTGGGTCAAGAAGGATGATTCGCCTACCAAAGAGCCTTTGCCGGAGCGCGATTTGGATATCGATCCAAATTCGTGGACCAGCGGTGTAGGCGAGGGCGCATGTCCTTCTCCGCAGCAGTTCAACATTACTGTGGCCGGCTATGCCGCCAGCGGCGAATACAGCTTTCAGCCGCTATGTGATTTTGCCTCTCAACTCAAACCCTTTTTGATCCTCGTTGCGTCCATTGTCGCGGTGATGATCTTGGCCGGCCTTCGGAGTACCAGCGCCAAATGAAAGCCCTGTTGCAGTCTCTTTTCGGCGATTCCATCGCTCGCATGCTCAGCGGTGCCGGCTTGTCGGTGATCAGCTATGCCGCTGTCACGCCTGTTGTCTTGGGCGCGCTCAATCTCGTTGCATCACGCATGAGTGGGCTTGCTGCCGATGCGGCGAGCCTCGCGCTTATGTCCGGCGTCGGCCATGGCATGACCATCATTGGCTCCGCGATCATGGCGCGCATGGCGATCAACTCTGCCGGCGTTGGCATCGGCAAGGCGGTGGCGAAATGATCTACCTCGTTACAGGAATGCCTGGCAACGGCAAGACGCTTTACGCCGTCGAGTTCATCAAAAAGGCCGTGGAAAAAGGCCGCAAGGTTTACACTGATATCAAGGGGTTGACGCTGGCCGGCATCGAGCCTGCTCCCGACGATTGGCGCACGCTGCCCGATGGTTCGTTGGTCGTGTACGACGAAGCGCATAAGCGTTTCCCGGCATTCAAGGGCAAGGGCCGTTCACCGCTCAAGATGGTGCAGGACATGGACGAGCATCGGCATCGCGGGTTCGACATGATGTTTATCACCCAGTGGCCGGACAAGATCGATAGCGAGTTGTTTCGCTTGGTCGGCACCCACTGGCATCTCAATCGCGCATTTGGCCTGCAATCTGCATCACTGTGCGCGTTTACCCGTGGTGTGATGAATCCCTACAGTGCCACCGCGCGCAAGGGTGCCGACGAAAGCATTTGGTCGTATCCCAAGGATCTGTACAACGTCTACAAGTCGTCGTCGATGCACACCGACGCGCACAAGTTCAAGTTGCCGGCCAAGATCCGCAACGCGTTGATCACTGCGCCGATGATTCTGTTGGTCCTGTGGGGTCTCTATGCGTGGATGGTGCCGAGCGTGCCGAAGCCGGCTGCGAAGGAGCGCAGCGAAGCGGAGACGACGCAGCTGCCGGCGAGCGCCGCCGCCCCCCAATACGTTGAGAGTGACAAGGTGGGGCCAACCGGCATATTTCGTTCCTTGTCCGCACCTCCCGTTGAGCAGCTGGCCGGCTGTGTGTCCAGCTCGCGCGGGTGTCGCTGTTTCAACAAGGAAGGTGCGCAGATCGACCAAACCCAGCAGGAGTGCATGGCGATCTTGGAGCGGCCGTTGCCGATCAATGTCTACCATGCCTACGTCACCGCAGCCCCCGTCGCCCAGGCCGCTCCACGTCCCGCTCAGGACGTGCCGCAGGGGCAGGGTGCGGCACCACCTACGGGCGGTGTCTCCATTGGCCGTCAGACCCGCGTACAGGGCACGTTCCCTGAGTCTCCCGGCTACCAGGGTCAGACCTATACCGGGCCGACTACGCTGGATATGTGA